CGACTTTAGAGGCGACGGCGCAGGGCAGTTCGAACAACAACGCAGCCTCGGCGATGTTTATCTTGGTCCTTATCAAGAATGACGGGAGCCTGTAATGGCCACAACCGGCACCTACAACTTCAACCCCGGCCTCGGCGAGATCACGATCTACGCCTACATGAACATCGGCATTCGGCCGACAGCCTTGCTGCAGGAGCACATGGAAGCCGCTCGCATGGCCGCCAACATGATGTGTTCGCGTTGGGCAAACCAAGGGGTAAACTTGTGGGCCGTGGACCTAATCACTGTCCCGCTCGTCGCCGGGCAGGCCACATACGCCGTTGACGACAACACTGTTGTCATGCTGGACGTCTACGCTCGACAGCAGCAGAATTCGTCCCCACCAATTGACCGCCCGATCATGCCGATCAGTCGCTCGGAATATGCGTCGTACTCGAACAAGACCGTTGAAGGCGCTCCGACGGTTTACTGGTTTGATCGTACGTTGTCTCCGACCTTCACTCTCTGGCCGGTGCCAGACGGTCAGACGGTGCAGAGCATCAAATACTATCGGGTTCGCCAAATCCAAGACAGCTCGATGGCTGGCAACACGCAGGTGGAAATCCCGTATATGTGGCTTGAAGCGTTTGCTGATGGCCTTGCGTACCGTCTCGCCCGCATCTGGAAGCCAGAGATCGCCGTAGGTCTCAAGGCTCAGGCTGACGAAAGCTACAAGATCGCCGCAGACCAGAACATTGAAACGTCGAACGTCTACATGTCGCCGATGATCGGGGGCTACTTCAGATGAGCTACGGGTCAATTTCTGGCCGCGCCAGAACATCCTCCGTAAACCCGCAGGCGCATGCGATCTGTGACCGGTGTGGCTTTAGGTACAACCACGTCAACCTGCAGTTCCAGTTCGACTGGGCTGGGGCAACGGTGCAGAACAAGCGCATTTTGGTGTGCCAGCGGTGCCTCGATCAAATGCAGTCTCAGCTGCGCAGCTTGACGTTGCCGGGCGATCCCCCGCCGATCCTGAACCCGCGCCCGGAATTGTATGCCACTGACGGCACAAACTATAGGGTCACGTCAGGTATGGATACCGTCAACACCAAGACGGGTATTCCGGTTCCCGGTGGAGACTTCCGCATTACAGAAGATGATAGTAACCGCGTCACACAACAGACCGGTTTTGCCAGCGGCAGCCGCAATGAAGAGCCCGGAACTGATCCCAATGCCCCGGGTGACAATGATCCCGGTTTGCCGTATGGTAACACGAGCGTTCCAGAAACAGGTCCGATCTGATGGCGAATATTCAAATTCCGAACCTTACGGCCGCTATCGCCCTGAACGGGACGGAGCTTTTTGAAGGTGTTCAGGACGGGCAGTCCGTCCGTATCTCTGCGCAACAGCTTTCGGATTATGTCGAAAGCGATGTCTTCGGAAATGTCATTTCTGTGCCGCAGGGCGGAACCGGGTCGATGAGCCTCACGGGTTATGTGTTTGGTGCAGGTGTTGTACCCCTTGAGGGTCGCCCAACCATTCCCAACACCGATATTTCTGGCCTTGGCACAGCATCAACGGTAAACTTGGCGGTGGGCCCGACCCCGCCTGCTAGCCCGTCTGTTGGCGATCTGTGGGTCGACACAAACTGAGGAATAAACATGAGCTGGACGCCTGCGCTTGATATGCCTTCACCCATCAAGGTCGATGTGATTTCCACTTCAGGGCGCGGGATGACCGCTGAAGAAGTTGCCGACCTCGCTCTTAATAAGCTGATCTCAATATCTGAAACCGCTCCGCCAGAACTTGCGCTTCAAGCAAAAGCTTTTAAAGAGCGCATGCGGATGGTTCTGGTACACTACATGAGGCAGGCTATCGCTTCTGACCGCACAACAGTGTATAACATCTTGAACGATGCGGGTCATCCTGACCTCGCTGAAACAATCAGGGGGCTCTGATGGCTTTCACCGGAAACTATATGTGCACCAGCTTCAAGCAACAACTGCTTGAAGGCGTCCACGACTTCCGCGCCTCTGGCGGGGATACTTTTAAGCTGGCTCTGTATACCAACTCGGCCAGTTTTACCGCTGCAACTGTCGTATATACGTCTACCAACGAAGTTGCAGCAAGTGGATCGTATGTTGCGGGTGGTGGTGCTTTAACCAACATTGATCCAACATCTAGCGGCACCACGGCGTTCACCGATTTTGCCGATCTGACGTTCACCAACACCACCATCACGGCGCGTGGAGCCATGATTTACAACACCACTCCAGCTCACACTTACGTTAATCCGTCGGTTGTGATCCTTGACTTTGGTTCTGACAAAACGTCGACCACCGGCGACTTCACCATTGTCTTCCCTGCCGCAACCGCAGCTGATGCCATAATCAGGATTGCATAAGGAGCCATCATGGTTCTCGTAGTAGCAGACCGCGTACAAGAGACGACCCTCACCACAGGGACGTCTGACTATGCCCTTTTTGGGGCCGTAACGGGCTTTCAGTCCTTTGGCGCGGTCATGGCAAATGGGGACACAACCTATTACGCGGTGACGGACGGCACCAACTGGGAGGTTGGTATTGGGACGTATTCCACCACCGGTCCGACGATGGCCCGCACGACGATCCTATCGTCTAATAACAGCGGAAACATTGTAAACTGGCCCGCAGGGACGAAGGAAATTTTCCTTTCTTACCCCGCATCAAAGTCGTCCTATCTGGACGCCTCTGGCGCACTTCTCGTTGCGGACAAAATTGTTCACACTGGAAACACCGATACAACTGTCCGGTTCCCCGCAGCTAATACGGTGTCCATCGAGACAGGTGGTGTCGAGCGCTTCAAGGTCGAGAACAGCACCATTACGACGACTGTCCCGATTGCGCTCCCTGCGGACCCAACACTGGCCTTGCAGGCCGCGACCAAGCAGTACGTTGATACTTTGGCGGCAAGTGGCATCCACTTCCACCAGCCTGTTCGCGTCGAAAGCCCTGTCAACCTGAATGCCACCTACAACAACGGTGCTTCTGGTGTTGGGGCCACGCTAACCAACGCTGGGGCGCAAGCGGCTCTTGTTATCGATGGCGTGACGGTTGCCACGAATGACCGTGTGCTGGTTTACCAACAGACAACTCAGACCCAAAACGGCATCTACGTTGTGACGGACACCGGTTCGGGCTCGACCAACTGGGTTCTGACGCGCTCTTCTGACGCCAACACTTATGTCATCAACAGCGCAAACGGCTTGAGCGAAGGCTCCACGGTTTTTGTTCAAGAGGGTACCACCGGTGCGGGCGAGACCTACACTTGCAACACCTCAGGCGTCATCACGTTTGGTACGACAAATATCACGTTTGCCCAGATTTCCTCCGCCCAGATTTACTCGGCAGGGTCCGGACTGGCACTGACCGGTACGGTCTTCTCAAACACTGCTCCGGACCAGATTGTCACGCTCACCCAAGGTGGTGCCACGACGATCACTGGAACGTACCCAAACTTTACGATTAGTTCGGCCAACACGAACTACACGGCCGGTGGCGGAATTGGTCTTACTGATACGACCTTCTCTGTCGCCGCAGGAAGCGGCTTGACGCAGGACACGGATGGCCTCTCTCACGCCGACACATCGTCTCAAGACAGCGTCGACAACACGGGTGCTACGTTCATTCAGGACGTCACCTTAGATGGTTTCGGCCATGTCACGGCACTTGCTTCGACCACTGTCACCCCGTCTCTGATCGGGGCTCCGCAGACCAACGGAACCGGCGCATCCGGCACTTGGGCTATCTCGATCAGCGGGACATCCGCCAACACGAGCAGCATCAGTAGCGCCGTTGGCAGCGGGTACACATGGACCGGTATTCAGTATTTCCAGTCAAACCAGAACACCGCGTCCGGTACAACATCACCTCTGCAGGCGTACAGCACTGGCGGGAACGGCGCTATTATGGCGTTCCATAGATCAGGTGTGTACGCCATCAACATGGGTCTCGACGGGGACAACGTGTTCCGCATTGGTGGCTGGTCGGCTAGTGCAAACCGTCTTCAGATGGATATGTCCGGCAACCTGACCATGGCTGGTAACGTAACCGCTTACTCTGACAGTCGCTTGAAAAAGGACCTTGAGCCGATAACGGATGCCCTTGAGAAAGTGCAGTCCTTGACGGGCTACACTTACACCCGCATTGACAGCGGTGAGCGTCACACAGGCTTGATTGCGCAGGATGTGCAAAGTGTCCTGCCGGAGGCGGTTATGGATGACGGGGATCGTCTGAGCCTTGCATACGGCAACATGGTCGGCCTTCTAGTCGAGGCCATTAAGGCTCAACAGGTTCAGATTGACGAGCTGAAGTCCAAGCTGGGGGTGTGATATGCCTCTACCTACGGGCACAATCTCAATGTCTCAGGTCAACTCGGAGCTTGGCCGCTCCGCGACTGCGACAATCAGCTTAAACGAAACTGCGGTTCGAAACCTTGCTGGTGTGGGGTCTGGCACTATCAGCATGAGCAATTTGCAGGGCAAGTCTAACGTCTTTACCTTTGCGATTGCATCCAACCAGATCAACGCCAATCTCCGCACTCTTGCCGTTAACGCGGGTTGGAACCAGTCCTCTGCGGTTACAGCGACCATCAACGGTGGCGTCTGGATTAGCGGCTCAGAACAGGCAAACTCGACCCCGGCGCTCACGATCAACGGTTCTTTCCCTAACGGTGTCACGCTCATCAACAACGGTGCGATTGCTGGTCGCGGGGGAACTGGTGGTAATGGCGCGTGGCAGAGTGCGCTTGGTACAGCCGGGGCCGCAGGTGGACTAGCTTTGGCAGTTTCTGTCGGCGTGACCATCCAGAACAACGGAACAATTGCTGGCGGCGGCGGGGGCGGTGGGGGCGCGCTTTATGGCTACAACGCCGGCGTTAGTTGCAACATGAGCGAAAATTTCTCCGCATCCACTTCGGCTGGTGGCGGTGGTGGCGGTGGCCAATCAAACGCCTCATACAACGGAAACGGTGGCGCTGCTTTCGGAACCTATGTCACCGGTTGTACCGTTATAAGACAAGCTGCTCCGGGTGGGGCCGGGACAACCGGAGGTCCCGGGGCGGGTGGTATTGGCGGGCAAGCTAGCTGCGTTTGCTCAGCAGCAGGCACTACTGGGGGAACGGGTGGCAATGGGGGATCGTGGGGTAACGCTGGTGCCTCCGTCTTCTATGCTGGCGGCGGCGCTGGGGCCGCAATAACTGGAAACGGAAATATCTCTTGGACCGCCTTTGGCACTAGACTGGGACCGATATCATGACGACGATTAGCTACACTTACCAGATCATTCGCGTCGATCCTGACGCTAAGGCGATGGACATTCTCTACACGTCACCAGAACACGGCACCATGCTCGTCGGAGCGCGGATGCCTTGGGAGGGTGAGACAGTTGAGGGAATTGTCCAAATGTACTCCCCGGTGCGAAACTGGGTTGAGCAAACTCTTTCTGTCGCTTCTGTCGAAGTCGGTGCGTCGGGGGAAGTGGCTTTTGCTCTTGGCGATGAAGCGTCAAATCCGATCACGATGTCAAAACTGGAGCTTGTTCGCGCTATGCGCGTGACCGACCACGGTGAGGGTTCCTTGTGGGACACCTTCAAGGCCCAGCTCGCACTCGCCGACGAGGCTTCTCAGGAAGACTGGCTGCTCGCGGCAGTTATCGACGACAATGACCCTGTCTTCGTGGCCGTGATGACCACCATCTACGGTAACGATGCGGCAGCAAAGATTGCCGCTCTCTTTGGCTCGCAGGCGTGACGGCCTACGCGGACATCTTCAAGGACGGTCTCTACCAATACATGGTAGGGCCGTCTTATGGTGCCTACGTCCAGAAAAGCGTGGAGACCATCCTGCAACATGCCGGAAAAGCCAAAACTGCGCTTTCAGTTGGGTGTGGCAACGGTGACATTGAAGCCTCTATTGGTGACAGGCTTGAACTGACGCTGCACGACACACACGACGCTGCGCACCTTGCTCACCCCGACCTGCACTGGCTCCCCCACCTACCCAACGGCCAGTTTGACTACGTCTATGCCTACGGGTCTGTCTTTGCCTGTGTCCCGCAGGATCAAAAACAGAAGTTCATCGACGACCTCGCTGCGCGCGTCAAGGATGGCGGAACCCTTTACATCTGCGGCGGGAACAGCAAGCGGTGCCGCTGTCGGGGGAATGCCTATAGCATCAACGGCAAGACCGTTACAGAAGCAGTCACCAAGTTTGGCCCCGGTTGGCAAGTCATGACCACGCACGTCTGGGGCGTTGCGAGAATTGATGTGACGTACTACACCGCAGAAGTGGCTGACTACTTTGCGCCTCACTCGCATCGCATTAATTGTGTAACTGGTCGGCGTGACCAGTTTGCGCGGACGTGATACACTGCCCCTGACCCACATAAAGGAGGGACATCATGTTTGGCTCTGGCCCCTTCTCTGGTGCACCGTTTTCCGCCATTTTTGATGCTGGTGAAAATGTAACCATCCCTGTGACGGGTGTTCAAGCCAGCGGTCAAGTCGGGTCAATTTTTGCTGTTATTGGTACCGCAAACGTGCTTCTGACCGGTGTATCCGGATCGGGTCAGGTTGGTTTTCCGGCTCCGGAAGCCGATGCGATGTTTTCAATCACGGGTGTTTCGGCCTTTGGTCAAGTGGGTACCGCGACTGCAGAGGCCGGTGTTAAAGCGGCGGTCGTTGGCTTTCAGGTTGAAGGTCAGGTCGGAACCGCATCGTTCGTAATCCTCACAAGAGTTTTGGTGACTGGGGTATCGGCGACCGGTCAAGTCGGTCAGATACAAGACGTCACGGGTACGGCCAATGTGTTCCCGGTTGGAATTCAGGCGCTCGGACTTGTAGGACAAGTCGCCCCTGAGGCTGACGCGAATGTGTCTACGACAGGTGTTTCGGCTTTAGGGCGGGTCGGCACTGTTGGTGTCCTGACAAAGGGTGTATTCTTTTATTGGACCGGGGTTCGCTGGCAATCTTATCCGGTTAAAGTATGGAACGGTTCGGCTTGGGTCAGAAAACCATTGAGATATTGGACAGGAACGGAGTGGAAGTGATGAGCAACGAGATGCTCCTAAACATTGGTCTGTCCACGGTACTTGCCATCTTCGGCTGGATACTCAAGAGCCATGTGGACGAGGTGAAGCGGCTGCAAATCCTGTTGAACCGCACACGCGAAGATTACGCCACGCGGGCCGACGTGCATTCCGACATCAACCGGGTGCTGGCGCGGATTGACAACCTCGACCAAAAGATCGACCGCATTTTGCAGGGGATGGGTAAATGAGGCTGCTACTCGTCCTCTTGGTCGCTGGCTGCGGCCCTGTTACTGTGTCGTCCGTGGCTTACACAACGGCCTGCCCAAAAGGTGACGCGCAGTGCGAAATTCGTCAGAACGCAGAGACCCTATATTACATGAGCCACGGAGACGCGGCCAACGAACTGCTTTGCTCCGGCGAGACGCGGGACGTTATGGGAGCCTTGTGTTCTGTCTACTGACGGCTACGGCCAATGCCCAAGTCACGGGTGACCTGAACACCAACAGCGGCAACACCAACTCCACCATCGACAGCA